TATGCACGGCGATGGTTGGGCTGACGATTGGCTCGGTCGCTACATGGAAGGTAGCAGGGTATTTAGGCGCAGTGAAATGGTGAAAGAGTTTGGCTATAGCGACTTTTACCGAGCTGTAGATGAAAAGCTAGATCGCATTGAGCATGTGCCGCCTCTTGGTGCGCTTGTAACGACGAAGAAGGCTCGCAAGTGGGTCACAGGTGTTGCTATGGGTATCTGCACTGGCAGCAAGGGTGCTTTCTTGGATAAGGTTGGTGTGATATACCTTCCGCTAGATGACATTGATGGAGCGTGGGTTAAATCATGAGTAAGAATTTTCCATACAATGTGATGCGGCATAGAGATTGGGATCGCGCTCCGCGTGTTGAGGCTATTGCAACTGCGATAATTTCTGCAACTGGTGCGCAAACCGCTCTGGCCATCGCTGCAATTTATGCTGGAACGTATCTTGCTGTTACCGCCGTAACATCATGGGCAATATCCGCTCTTGCGCCAAAGCCTGACTTTAGCTCTTTTGGATCGCAGGGTACTTTGGTCAATGCCAGAGATGCCACTGCGCCTGTTGACTTTGTTTACGGCCAAGTCCGCAAGGGTGGGACAGTCAGTTATTATGAGTCCACTGGCGAAAAGAATAAGTTTCTGCATCAGATCATCGTCCTTGCTGGGCATGAAGTTGAGCAGATTGGCGACATCTATGTAAACGATGAGATTGTTACGCTTGACGGCGATGGGTTTGTTACTGGAGATACTTGGAATAGCAAAATCCGTATCCAGAAATTTGATGGCAGTCAGATAGCTGCACCCGAAGACCTCTTAACCGAGTCAGAGCTGACAGGATCAGATGCCCTAACATCTGACTTCATCGGCAATGGTATTGCTTATCTTTACGTCCGCTATGAGTACGACGGTGAAGTGTTTGCCAGCGGCGTTCCGCTGATTACTGCTGTTGTGCAGGGTAAAAAGGTTTATGACCCGCGAACATCCACGACCGCATATAGCAACAATGCGGCTCTCTGCATTCGTGACTTTATCACAAGCACATATGGCCTAAGTGATAATGCGATTGATGATGTGAGCTTTTCCGCTGCGGCTAACGAGAGTGATGAAGATGTATCTCTAAGCGGCGGCGGCACAGAGAAGCGGTACACGATCAATGGCATTGTCAAAGCTAGTTCCCCTACAGGCAAGGTTTTGGGCGACATGGCCACTGCCTGCGCTGGCACGTTGTTCTGGGGTTCTGGTTACTGGAAGCTGAAGGTCGGCGCATATACTGCACCAGTTAAGACGTTGACGCTTGATGACCTGCGGGGGCCGATCAACCTGCAAACCAGGTCAAGCACCAGGGACAGCTTTAACGGCGTCGGTGGTACATTTAACAACGCTGATGGCGATTTTATCACCGCTGATTATCCTGCAATCAAAAGTAACGTATTCAAAGCCGAGGATGGCGGCGATGAAATGCTGCTGGACTTGCCACTGCCATTCACCACCTCGGCCTCTACAGCCCAGCGCATCGCGAAGATGACGCTGTATCGTGGCCGCGAGCAGATGACGATCAGTGCTGACTTTGGGTTGGAGGCGTTCAACATTGAGGTTGGCGACATCATTGCCTTCGATAATGATCGCTACGGCTTCGATGGCAAAGAGTTTGAAGTCATCGGCTGGAAGTTTGCGTCAGACCAAGAAGCTGGCGATCTGCGGGTAACTTTGACCCTGCAAGAGACATCTGAGGCGGCATTTGATTGGAACGCTGAAGAAAGCGACATTATTGGTAACAATACCAATTTGCCTGATGCTGGCGCTGGCCTTGCGATCACCAATCTGACGGCTTCCGGCGGCGGTCGCACTCAGGGTGATGGCACTTTCATTAACTCCGCCATATTAAACTGGGACGATGTGTCGAATGCTTTTTCTGCCTACTACGAGGTTGAATGGAAGGCACTGGCTGATAGTACATATTCCAGTACAACAACCGTTGAGTCAGCGATTGAGATTTCGCCTCTGGTTGATGGGGTCGAATATATATTCCGTGTGAGGGCCGTCACTGCGGCAGGCGTTTACGGTCCATATTCTACTGTTCAGTTTACAGGTGGTGGAGATGTAACTGCGCCGGGTCTACCCACAGCAATTACTGCTGATGGTGGCTTCAGGTACATTACGATTAACTGGACAAACCCAGCGGATGCCGATCTGAACTTTGTTGAGGTTTGGGAGAACACTTCCAACTCATCATCTGGCGCGACAAAGGTTGGTATATCTGGTGGTAGCGAGTTCGTTCGCTCAGACTTGGGCATACAAGAAACTAGATACTACTTCTTGAAGGCGGTGGATTACAGTGGCAACGCTTCTGCGTTTACTACTGGTGTATCAGCGACAACCACCTTCATTGATGACGATGACTTTGCCAATGGTGTCTATAGTTTGTTCACCGACCAAGGTTTATATGCCATTGAGGATGTTACATCTCTACCTGCATCTGGTGACTTTACGGGTCAGAAGGTGTTCAACCGTACTGACGGGAAGTTGTATCAGTGGACAGGTTCCATTTGGGAGCAAGTTGTCGGAGGTGCTGAGGACTTTAGTGACTTAACCGGGGCTATTGCTGGCGCTCAAATACCAGAGGGTCTGATTGACACACTCAAGTTGGCCAATGATGCAGTGACAAGCGCTAAGATTGCGGCAGATGCAGTTACTGCTGACGCTATTGAAGCGGGGGCTATAACAGAGACTAAAATATCTAGCGAAGCAATCACTACGCCTAAGATTGCCGCTGGGGCTGTGACAGCTTCTGAAATTGCCGCAGGGAGTATCACCTCTAATGAGATTGCAGCTAACACGATTGCAGCGGGTAATATTGCCACTGGAGCTATCACAGCGGATGAGATTGCATCCAACGCTATAACCTCTGCGAAGATTACTGCTGGTGCTATCCTTGCTGATAAGATTGCTGCTGAGGCAATTACAGGGGTCAAGATTGCTGCTGAGGCAATTACGGGTGACAAGATTGCAGCGAATGAAATCACGGGTGGTCTGATTGCTGCATCAGGTATCATTACAAACTCAGCGCAGATTGACGATGGTGTCGTGACTAACGCTAAAATAGAAAACGCTGCAATTACATCTGCAAAAATAGATGACTTGGCAGTAACCTCTGCAAAAATAGATGCCTTAGCAGTAACCGACGCAAAGATTGGGAGCTTGAGTGCCGATAAGATCACCGCTGGTACACTGGATGTAGCTAGATTGCCGGGGATTGGTGTGGCTGGAGCTACCACTGTAGATAGTTTCTTCAACACCTCTGGGACGGTTAATGTCACTGTGTCCTTTAGCGGAGTAACTACTGGATCAAGCATGATTGCAGTTATCACTGGTAGATTTGGGATGAGTAAATCTAGCCCTATAGTTGGCATAGTTCCAGTAGGAACAAACGTAACATTAGCTCACACGCAATCAACTGGGGGGTTCGTCTCAGAAAATTCTAGTCCCATCACACCGCATACTCACGCGGTCTCGGCTACAGCCACCTCAACAAGCGGCTCACTAGGATTTACGTTAAGTGGAACTCCTAGTGGCAATATGTATTACAGGGTCGCAGTTTCACTCCTGACGTTTAAGGCTTAATATGAGATACACATTATACAAATCAAACGGTCATTGGCTTGCAGATGTAGACTGCACAGGAGATGTTCCAACATTAGAGCTTAATCAGCAGATCGTAAGTGGCGAACATGGTCCAGACACAATGCTTATCGATGGAACTGTTTGCCCTGTCAGCGGTGATGCACTTGTTGAATATAATGAAAGTCTAATGGATGAATTAAGGTCAACTAGGAACCTAATGTTAAAGTCATCTGACTGGACACAAGTTCCAGATGCACCAGTGGATCAGGCTGCTTGGGCTACCTATCGTCAAGCCCTTCGTGATTTACCAGCGAACACAGTTGACCCTGCAAATGTAAATTGGCCGGAAAAGCCTTCTTAATTTACCTCGCTTCGCATTTGTGCTAACGTGCGAGCAACTTTGGAGACACATTGATGACCACCATTACACATAAGCGCGGAGACACATTCGAACTCTCCTCAACGATTGAAAATGCTGGCGTTGGAGTAAACATCACTAGCTGGACTATCAGCAGCCAAGCTCGGGATGAAGCTGATGCGATCCTGCAAACATTTACTGTAACGAAGACCGATGCCGCCAACGGCGCTTTTACCGTTTCCGCTACAGCCGCGCAAACCGAACTTTGGCCTATCGGAAGCTACCAGATGGACATTGAGTTCATCGAGGGCGGCGGTGAGGTCAACTCCACCGAGACATTTACGCTGTCTGTTCTCCGCGACATTACAAGGGATTAATCATGGCTATTTACACAGTAAGCATTACGGACGGCACAACGCTTGCGAACCTAGCTGTTTCCGCTGGTCGTGGCCCTAAGGGCGACGGCTTTACTGGCGGCTCCTACAGTTCCAGCACTGGTCAAATAACATTCACTTCCAATGACGGCATTGGTTTCTCAACGTCTGACATCAGGCCGGAGATAACCGCAGCGGTTGCGGCAGCGGAAGCGGCCCAGGCTGGTGCGGAGACGGCAGAGGCTGGCGCTGAAGCCGCTCAAGCTGCAACTGAAAGCATCTTTGACCAGTTTGGCGACCAATACCTTGGGCCAAAGGCATCCGATCCTACAGTTGACAACGATGGAGACCCGCTTACCGAGGGCGACATCTATTTCAACACTACAGATAGCGTTTTAAAGTTCTATTCAGGGTCGGCATGGGTTGCGCCGGAAAGCATTGCTACCACTGCGGCCAGCGATGCGCAGGCAGCGCAGGCAGCATCGGAAGCCGCGCAGGCTGCCGCTGAGACTGCGGAAACCAATGCTGAGACTGCGGAGACCAACGCTGCGGCTTCGGCGGCGGCGGCTTCTTCCAGCGCCTCTGCTGCTTCGACAAGCGCAAGTGAGGCTGCTGCATCTGCCGCCAGCATTAATTTGAGTAGCATTGACATCGACGGCGGCACAATTGACGGTACTGTGATCGGCGGGTCCACACCGGCTGCGGGTAGCTTTACGACTGGCTCGTTTACTGGCAACGTAACCTTCGGTGACAACGACAAAGCCATCTTCGGCGCTGGGTCTGATTTGCAGATATGGCACAATGGTGCTGACAGTTTTATTGCGGATGCTGGAACAGGTGATTTATACATTCGTGCAAATGATAACCTATTCTTACAATCAACATCAACAAATGAGAATTTCCTAAAGGCTGACAGTGAAGGCGCAGTTACCCTCTACTACAACAACGCAGCCAAACTCGCCACCACCAGCACAGGCATTGCTGTAACAGGAAACGCTACCTTTGCAGATAATGGTAAAGCCATCTTCGGCGCTGGGTCTGATCTAGAGATTTACCATGATGGGTCGAATAGTATTATTGATGAAACAGGCACAGGCAACCTTAAAGTTGTAGCGCAGGACTTTATATTAAACTCTCAAACACCTGCAAATATGATTACGGCGTATCAAGGTGCTGCTGTATCTTTGTTTTATAATGGCTCCGCCAAACTCGCCACCACCAGCACAGGCGTAGACATCACGGGTACTTTGACCAGCGATGGGCTGACTGTGGATGGTGCTATTGCTTTTAACTCAACTGCAACTTTTTCAGATGGTAGTGAATCCAGATTTGGTGCCGATAATGACATGGCGTTGTTCCATTCAGGTGGCGTAAATCACATACGAGTAAACTCAGGCATCTTTAAGTTACGAGCAGACGATATGCGTTTTACTGCTCAAAACGGGACATCCAACAAATTAACTTTAGACAGCAACGGCGACATCTCCTTCTACGAGGACACAGGCACCACGCCAAAGTTCTTCTGGGATGCGAGTGCTGAGAGCTTGGGCATTGGGACGAGTT